GCCTTGATCCGCTCAACGATAAGTACGCTCCATACCAAGAGCTATTAGTAATTAATGAAAAAGATAGGTCCCAGGTTAGTTTCAAGGGTGGATTCAAGTACAAGCAAACTAGCGCAGTTGTTCACTACGAAGAGTCCGTGGACTCTGTGCAGTTCATGAGTACCGATGACATCAGCGAGCTAAAGGAAAAGCAAAGAGGCCAGATCAATATCGGCAAGGCTTTATCCAAATACGAAGATGAGTACATCCTGCTGAGTAGTGTGATGAAAGAAGGAAAGCTATGGGCGCAGTCAGAGTTGTTTGACCTGCTGAGTGACCATGAGGTTAATCCTAACGGCTGTACAAAGAAGATGCTCCGTAACTGCATCGACCTGCTGAAGGGAAACAACCTTACTCTGGAACGCAAAGGCGCACATGGCAAGAAGTATTACCGATGGAACCCAATGTAAGGAGAAAAGTATGAGTAACTATCAAAGCTACAGAGAAGAGAAACTTAAGTTTTACTTAAAGGCAATTGACGTATTAAGAAAGGGAGATCCTGATATGGCCCTTGATGATCTTTATTCTAATGCCGTAAAAGAAGCAGGGCTAATGTGGGGTCACTTTTCTAGAAGTCTTGCTGATCATAAAACTCTTGATTGGATTTATCGCAATGAAGAGGCTGGCAACCCAACTCCGCCAGACTATGAAATATATACAGACTCATTGGCAAGAAGACCAAGATAGAATGCCCAGAATGCCCCGTCTGCCCCTGAAGCCCAAGTTTTACCCCCCACCCCTAAGTTCGGGCACTCAACCCGCCCCCTAAAACAAGGGCATTGGGGGATTTCTGGGCAAACTGGGCAAACTGGGCAAACTGAATGGAGATGATATGACAAACCCCGCACATCGCTGGATAGTCGATAACAAAAACAAGTTGAAGTTCTTTATCAGCTTCGTGCAAAAGCAGTATGACGATGGTAAGCATGTCATGTACTCGATCAAGGACACTACACGCAGTGACCGGCAGAACAACGCCATGCACTTGTGGTTCAGGCAGATAGCTATTGAGCTAAACGATGCGGGCTACTGGGTACGACATCCATTTAGTGATAACTTTGAGATACCGTTTACTGAGGTGCTGGTAAAGGAGATGCTCTACAAGCCCACTGCAAAGGCCATGTTCGATAAGGACACCACCACCAAGCTTACCCCTGCTGAACTGTCAGAAGCTTCTGAGGTGCTTGTAAGGTGGCTCTCAGAGCATAAAGGTATATATGTGCCATTTCCTCAACAACTAAAGGATGAATTGAAGTGAAGCTCAAAAGAACAGCAGCAGATCATTGGTTCAGTAGATGCGTCAGACTCCGTAGTGACTTCAAGTGCCAGGGATGTGGCGCACAGTACGAGTCAAACAGTGCTGGACTGCATTGCTCTCACTACTTCAGCCGATCAAAGAAAGGAATACGGTACGATGCGATGAATGCTTTCGCTCACTGCTATGGCTGTCACCAGAAGTACGGTAGCAACCCTGATTACTTTGTCCGCCATTACATCGATACCTATGGCGAAGGTGCTTTGGAGTTGATTAGGGAAAAGGCAGAGGACATCAAACTTGGCAAGAGGATGAACAAGGAACAGAAGTTAATCGCTAAACACTATAAAACTGAGGCCGCACGGATGGAGAACGAACGAGCCTCAGGGGTGGCAGGGTGGTTAGAGTTTGTTAGTTGGGATTAACGCTCCATCCTTTCCTGTTCCTGTGCGACCTCCGCGCCAACCGTTGCTCTTAAAGCTGGTATAGCGCCAACTGATGGCCTAATTGGGCCAACCGCTGAAGGGCCTGTTATCCCAGTATCGAACAAAACTCGCTGGTAATAAGGAAGTATTGTGCCTTTTAACACTTCTCCACCAGCAGCTCTGCCTAGCCTTAACGCCTCTGCAACTACCTTTGTTTTTGCAATGGCTCCCTCTGGAGGATTTGCAAGCTTCTTTAATACTTCAGGATCTTTCAGCATATCGGCAGACATCTTGTAATATTGCTGCCTTCCCTTCTCTAAAAATATCTTAGAGCCAGCATTGATTATCTTTCTTTGGGTAGAAAGAATCTGGTTTCTTGCCAAGCCAATCACTTCTGCCGCGTTTATGCCAAGCTGTTGCTGTAATGCATCGAAGGCTGGGTCTGCACCTAAAGCTTTAGAGACATTAGCATCCATAGTTTTTACTAAATCAAAGATCTCGCCAAACTTATTAAGATCAGAAACATATTCAGGGCCAAAGAAATCAAGTGTTGCTGACTTGTTTTTCAGCAGATACTCTTTCATTGGCGCTTTCGTATTAACCATTCCGTTGGTTATATAAGCGTTGCGAACTCCAGACAAAACAACGTCTCGATTTCTTTTGGACAGCGAGTTTATTTCCGCCATCAGTTCCTTCCTCAATCGAGGGTTTTGCAACATAGACCTTACTGCTCCGCCAGCATTCTTCTCTGTTAAGGCTTTGAAAAAGCCATTCGCTATACGGTTAGATTCTGCATCATGAGCATTCTTGTGGCTCTCCCTTGACTTTATAAGGGTCTTTGTAGATCTCTCAAGATTGCTAAACTCTTTGCCCATTTTGGCCATAGAGATAAGCTCTTGGTTTGTTCTATTTGCTAGAAAATTTCTTAGCTTTTGTGTTGAAACCTGGCCATTAGGATCAAGAACAGCGGACTCTGCCTTTAACCTCATGGCATGTCTAAGAACGGCGACACCTTCGCTAGGGCCAACAAAGTTTATGTATTCTCTGGCCTTTTGAGTGTCATTGGTTAAATGATTTGCGGCATCTTTATTGAATTTTGACTGATTGATGTAAGCCATTCCATCGGCGCGAAGTGGCAAACCAATCTTTTCGTAGTAAAACCCATCCGCTTTTTTTAGTGCGTTTGCAAATTCTTGAGTACCAGATGATCGTTTTAATGATTTTATGACACCCTCTACAGTTGTTTTTAAAGAGCTTAACTGCTCTATCCTTTGAGACGCTTCAAAGTCTCCTCGGAATTTTGCTTTGTACTGTTTGTTTAAGTCCGTATTGATTGCTTTTTTAAGGGAGACTATTTCGTTTACGGGAACCTCTGGTGTGTTGCCATCCTCATCTGGTCTCCATCTACTCATCAGCTTTTGTCTCACAGCACTATCTACGCCGAAAGGATCTTTAATCTTCAAGCTGGCCGCTAACGTGCTTAATCCCTTTACATGGCGCTCTGGCAGGGTTAAACCCTGAGCAGCAATTTCAGCTGCTTCATATAAGCTGTCTGCTTGAGACCTTAGCGCTGACTCTCTTTGAGCTGCAACTTCTTTTATTTTCTGCCCAACAACATCTAAGGACTCAGACGACAGTCTTGCAGTTAATTCAGCCATCTTAGTTTCAAAAGCCGTCTCTGCCTTTTCTAAACTCAAGTCAAGCTGATCTCTTTTCTTGTTGTAAACTTTCTGGGCAATATTGTACAAAGCATCATCCTTTACAGTGCCTTCCATCCCAGTCATTTCACCAAGTCTTTTTTCAAGAACTTTTAGATTTTCTGCAGTTTGTTGATCTAGCTTTTCAATAAATACCGCATCTCTTTGAGCTACTTTTCTAGTCCAGTCTTGTACTGCGGCATTATCAGATAGCGCACCAATGACTCCATCTAGCTTTAAATCTGGAGCAAACTCTTTTAGTTCAGCTATTTTATCTACGGCCGCACCAATGTCGGCGGGGTCTTTGGTTCTTGCAATATTGTTTAGGTTTGCTTGAACTTGCTTTTCAGCAAGATATTGAGACACAGCATTTGTTTTTCTGATTACGCTCTCTTGCGTTTCAGCCTCTGTTGCTGATCTGGCTAATGCAAGGCCCTCTTCTACCGCCCTAATAGGCGCGGATGTAGTGGCGCGTATAGGCGCAGTCGTTAATCCAGTTGCTGTTCCTGCGGCTATACCTACAGTGCCTTGAATTATTTCATCTATAACAGGAACTCCAGTTAGGTTTGCCGCTTGCTCTGCCGCAGTTACTGATGCTGCTGTAGTCAAACCAACTTCGGCCACCTGACCAGAAGTGCCTAATGCTTTTCCTAGTAATGTTTTTGCACCAGTTTTGCCAACTCCTATCAAGCTGGTAGGATCTCCTAACGCACGAACAATATTATCAGTAGTATCTAAGTCTGCATCCAAAGGAATGCCAACAGCTTCCCTCACAAACTCTTCCCTCTTTTTGGCCTGCAATGCAATTGCGGCATCTCTGTACTTTTTTGATTGTATTAATCCTGGCCCTTTCAGGCTTTCTAACTCCTGAAAGTCTTCTGCATCATAAATAAAATTATCAGGAATAAATGGTTCTACTGCATCCAAAAATCCAGCCTGCAAAAGATCCACTACAGATATATCATCGGTTTGATCTTTAGTTCTATTTGTATAGGCCGCAGGCGCATTGGTTTTTGCCCAATGCTTGATTCGTTGCTCAGACCAATTGCTAGGATGAGAAAATGTAATTTCTCTTCCGTCCTCTAACTCAACTGTGCTTGTCTTTTTTTTGCTCATAAGGACAACCTATTAATTGATGCTTATTATTTGAACATCGTTATCGCCGCCAAAGTACAAATCGGTCAGCCGGTCAGCAGTTTCATTTTCTTCTGCGTTATATAATCTAGTTATAGTCTCTTCAATTTTTGCTCGACCTAGAATCCTCATAGCTTCTGCTATATCTCTGTAATCTTGCTCTGTTGCATCTGTGAATTGACCAGTAAGAATTTTAGATCCAAAATCAGAAACTCTTCTTAACAAGCTTTTTGAAGATCTAAACTGATTTAATTCAGCCAATGCTTTCAGGTCATTTGGAAAGTTAGAAGTAATAATTCTTTCCTGAATGTTTGATGCACCAGCAACTCCTTGAAGACTAACAATACTCTCAAGCTTAGTTGCATTATCTATAAATGCTAAATGGTCATCAAAAGCTGGCTCTACAGACCTAGCAATTTCTAATACTTCTGGGGTTGAAATTCTATCTGGGAATTTTTTGCGCCGCATAGACTCAATGTTTCTAGCGTCTTCATTGTTTCCTGCATTAGTGGCATCAAGAGCCGCCATATCGTAATCTTGTTCAGTGCTTGTAGCAGTAAGGCCATAATTAGTTATGTCATCAGCTTTTCCTTTCGTAAAGCCAACATTTTCTGTTCGAACAATTTGATTGCCTTTAGTAAAAACGGCTTGCCTAACCTCTCTACCTTCAGAATCAAGAACACTTTGAAATGAGACCTTTATGTCTTTATCAGTAAGTTGGGTCGGATCTTCTGCTTGCTCTACAAGACTGTTGTATAGGCTGACAACATCTTCAGCCGGCAAATCATATGCATCGGCAATTCTATAAAACCCCTCTTTACCTGCTGGGCTTTTTAAATTCATGCCTTGTGAAGTGCCATACCGAGTAAGAGCTTCTTTACCTCTTGCTTCTTGAGCAATGCCTTTTTGCTCTCTCTGACTGGCCTCAAGAGATAATGCCTGCTTCATATACGCGGCTGCTTGCTCTGGCATATTGAGGCTTGCAAATTTTTGAGAAGCCTTTCTTAAGTTTTCAATATCGCTGTTACCTAATGCCTCAAGACCCATTTGAACTGCATCTGTTTTTTGTTGTTTTTCGAGTCGCTGTTGTTGTTGAAGGGCCTGCATTTGAGGGCGCATACCGATACCGCGAGCAGCAGTAAATAAACCCTGTTGGAACGAAGGTTGTGCAAGTGATCTTAAAAATTCTCTTGAAAACGTAGCCATGATTAACCTCGTTAGTCGAATAGTCCGCCAATACCGCGAATAATATTACCAAGCCCTTCAGTTACTCCACCAAACAAACCACCTAAATCGCCTATGCCCCCAGGAGAAACAACTTGACCAGAGCTAGTTACTTGAGGGGTCATTAGTCCGGCAAGAATGTTTGAGCCAATACCGCCTAGTAGATTAGCGCGGGCCTGTTCAGCCAATAGCCTAGCATCAAGGCCCGACATCGCAGTTTCGCCAAAGAGTCCCGTACCAAACAATTGAGCTTGTTGTTGTAGCTCACCGGTACGAAGTGCTGGCTGTGTGGCGGCAAGCAATTGGGCCTGTGGCAAGAAACTAGCACCTAACAACTGTTGACCTAAAGCCGCTTGTTGCCTCTGCTCTGCTTGTGCTTGTTGCATTGCAGTCAACATAGCGCGGTTTCGGGCTTCTTCTTGCGCTGTTGCTAACGCTAACTGCTCAGGCGTACCGCCACCATAGGTTGCTGACGATGTTCCTAGCCGACCTTGTGATAGAAGTCGCTCTTCTAGTGCAAGACGTTGACGCTCTTCATCAGGTCGTTGTGCAGCTCGCATCCGATCAAAAATTTGTTGTTCACGGGTAGCAGTGGGTGTTTGTGCCTGCCCAAAAAAGTCACCCGCACCACCAAACAACTGGCGTTGCAAAGCTTGCTCTTCAGGCGAAGTCATCATTGTGGTTTCTACTTCACCAGTAGGTGTTACGCGAGTGCCAAACTGACCACCTGTGGAAGTAGTAACAGTAAACGGTCGAAATTGGGATTCTGCTTGACCGCGCTCTGCAAGCGCTAAAGCCTCACGTTGAGCTTCACGACCAACGTCGCTTAGTCGGTCGTATGCCTCTCCAGTAAGCAAAGTTCCCGCGATAGCAGGAAGTGCTGGTGATACAGCAGATCCTATCTGACCAAGACCACCCAGTATGTTCTGGAAGATGCCACCCCCACCTCCAGCAACAGCATTAATAAGGTCGTCGATGCTTTCTGATGAGAATCCCGTTTGTCCTAGCTGGGGAGCGCTAATCCCAGAGCTAAGTATCCCCATCATCCCTGGGGGTAACCCAATGTCCATATCTTCATTCATAACAGTTTACCTATTAAAGCCATTACGTTAATTTCTTGTAGTGATAAGGGTGATCCATCAATCTCTGATTCCAGACCTACCTGAACACTGGTGCCATATCCTGTTGTATTAATACTGCGCTGGTTAGTAAGTTGTCCGCCGGTAAATTCAACAGTCGTAAACTCACTTTCACCGTAGAAACCAGTGATCTGGTTGCCCACCGTAAACTCTGCTGTAGCGTATGTCGTATCAAAGTCATACGCCCACTTCATAAATACTGTTGCATTGTTTGCACCCACCAATGTGGGCTTTAGTTTTTTAAGAATCTTAATTCGTGAGCTATCACCAAACGTCAGGCTGGGGCTGTAGTAACGGAATCGGTAGCCAAGATTGTTATCTTGAAAGCCTTCATACTTACTAATCCCGTTAGATGTACCGATTTGTAAATCACCGTTTTCAAGTCGGGTGTAAGCAGTAAAGCCAGTAGAGGGCCATCGAGTTGTTCGATAAGAACCATTCTCTAACGTGCCCCTAACGTCAAAACAATATGTAACGTCTTGACCTACAAATGTCAGAAGATAAAAGCCTTCTTCAGGGCTGTATGCTGATCTAAAAAATTGTGTTTCGTTTTGTAGTGCGGCAATGATGTCTTTTGTAATGTTGTTAGACAGACTGCTGATTGGCAGTGACTTTTCTTGGATCGTACGACCAAAGCTTTTGAGTCCTGTGTGCGACAAGAACAGTACGTCTGTGCCGGTGTATTGAACGGTATCTCTATCAACACAGCCAACACCTGATACGGTATCTTCTAGCGTCATACTGGCAGGGGCTGTGGCTCCCGCATAAAGAACAATACTGTGCTTACCAAAAATAATTAGCTTGTCGTTGTGTGCTGCTAAAGCAACGATTTCATCGTAACCATCAGGCCAAACAGTAGAAATATCGATGTTGCCGCTAGATCCACCAGTCCAAACATGACCCTGAAGTAGGTCAGACCAGTAAATCGTAGATTTGTCTGTACTAAAATCTGCTGTCCAAAGGCGACCAAATGCGGCTAAAACTTCATTGCCATACTTTGCGCTAGTCATGCCGTTAGCACCAGACACAGAACTAAGCGTAGCTACTGCGTTAGTAGCATTGTCATACACTAATGGCTGTAGTCCTCTTTGGAAAAAGTAGATTTTGTCGTTAAACGTCACCATCTTCCAATTGTCAGCGTTGATTGTGTAACTACCAGGCGTTTCATCTGCCAAAGTAGTTGTACCGCTCATAATTTTATTGTTGCCTACAGAGAATATTTTAGTGTTGCCACCATCATCCCTAAACTCTTTGATACCTCGTATAGATGCCGTACCTAATACAGTTTTATTGGTCGTAATAACAGTGTGGCCTTTACGTGCAGCAATACGTCCTCGCTTGTCGATTACAGCGTTATCTGCAATCTCAGCAAACGATGGATCCTGCGCTAACGGCGAGTCTTCAGTGTTAACACCCTTAAACGCTGGGGCTACAAGATTGATACTTTGGAGTTGTTGAGCCATATCAAACCGTCCTAAATATCATCTCTTCTGGATGCTTTGCTGCATCTATAGCAATGGCATCTGCTAAATACTGGTTAGCTATCTGAAAGTACTCAGCCGTTGACGTACCACCTGTTTCACCACGCTCACGCGCAAGTAGCGCTATTGCTAGATGAATAACCGGTTGAGCAGGTATTAAAAGCACATCAGTGTCTGCACTAAGATCAGCTTGTCTTTTAGTAAGATCAAACCGCAAGCTGTACACACCATCGGGCGTAGGCCCTACTAGTATTTGAGTGTCACCGTTAGAGTCCAAGCCGTTATAGGTAAAGTACTTTGGAGCGCCTGTAGCAGCACTTTGAATATACAAAGCATCGTTAAAGTAATCCTTACTTCGATACTCCAAAAAACAATTCTGTGTGTCATTGAGTGCTGACATGACTTTTACGTTGTCACCACCGCCTGTTAGCGAATAGGTGTTGTCCGAAGCGGTCGTCGAGATCGTGAGTGTTTCTCGTAGTGCAGACCAATCTGCCGCTTGACCTACCAAGGTTTTGGCATCGTTAATAAAGTCACTAACCATCTTGACGTAAGTAGTGCTTGTCACAGACGTAGTTTCTTCTTCTCGAAGACGACGCAATACATTGTTCATTAAAGTGAGGTATGTCATACAAGCATTCCTGTCTGTCTACCGATAAATTTATTAAGTTCGCTTACTGCATCTTTTTCTTGTATAGGACGCAAGGTTAAAGGTGTAAGCGGTTGGAATGGATCGAGACCCTTAAGGAAGGGATCAAACTTTACAGGCTGTCGTGGCATAGCAGATGCAATTTGTTGGGCTGTAGGTTGAGCCGCTGCAAGACCTAGCAATCCTGTGCCAAGTGCTTGACCTAACTGACCAAGACCCTCACCTACGCCAGCTACTTGCTCTCCAATACCTGTTACTTGTTCGCCAAGCCCTGCTACTTGCTCCTGAACCTGACCAAACTGTTCACCAAACTGAGATCGTAAACCACCCTCTACTGTTGCAAGTTGCTGAAGAACTCCCGCTTCAACGCCTGTAATTTGAGATAGCAGGTTTGCTTCTGTGTCAGACAGGCTAGTCGCAAAGCCTTCTTCTGCTTGCTCTAGTCTTTGAGTTAAAGATTCTTCTGTTTGTGTTGTAGATTCTTCTATTAACTCACGCAAAGCGGCATCTTGAGTCAGCATTCCTGTTTGTAGTGCTTCTAAATTCACGCCTACACGCAAACTTAAATCCTCGATGCTAAGGCCAAGCTCATCAAAACGCTCTCTACTTGCTTCATCTAATTCTTCAATGCGGCCATCAGCGCGAATAAGATCCTCTGCAACCTGAGCAACATCAGATGTAAGAGTTCCTAATTGACCGCCAAGCACTGCTCGCTCTTCAGCGGCAATGTCAAGCTGATCACCTGTTTGTGCTTCATACTCAGAAATGCGTTGTGTTAACCGCTCATCCATGCCTTCTATTTGACGAGCCGTCTCACCGCGAATACCAGTAATTTGTTCAGTTATTTGATCGCTTAAGCCTTCATTTCGTGCAATTGCCGCCGCTTCGTTAGCTGTTAAGGTCTCTAAAAACTCCTCTCTAAGTCCTGTTAGCTCTGCCAACCGCGCGATAGCATCAGCATCCATCTGCTGTTCGAGGCCCGTAATTCTGTCGCCTAAACGCTCCTCAGACTCTAAAATATCAGACCGTAAGGCATCAGTGACTTCTTCAAATCGTACGCCTTGATTTGCTAAAAGATCATTAAACTCTGCGGCATTTTCTGCTGAGTCTTGCAAGAGCCTAGCTTCAAGGCCCGTAAGCTCTTCTAATCTTCTAGCTTCAGCATCAGTAAACTGAACCGCGATACCTTCGCGCAGCTGTTCAAGCTTGTCGTTAGTGCTTTCTTCAATCCGTAGTCTTTCTTCAGAGGCTTCGTCTAGTCCTGATATAAGCTCTTGTCTTGTTTGCTCAGAATATTCACGCAAAGCATTAGTAGCTTCTTCTTGACTAAGCTGTCCTGAACGTAACTCATCAATGTCAACACCAGCGTCCTCAAACATTTCTTGTATTGTTTGATTTGACTCTGCCAATAAATCACGCATCTCTTGACTAAGATCTGCAGTTTCACCACGCGCTTCAACAATAGCCTCCATAAGACGCTGACGATCTTGCTCTGCTTCACTCAAACCTACACGCAAATTTTCAATGTCGTCCGATAACTCGCTTGTAACTTCAGTAAAGCTGGTGTTTTGCTCTTCTAAATAGTCTTCTAAGCGACCCTCAAGCTGGCTCAATTCTCGTATGGTCTCTGCGTCGCCTTCAGCGATCTCCGCCAACAGCTCAGATTGTGCGGTGGTCAGTGCAACTGTCTGCCCCTCTGCCATTGCCTCTAACGCCGCAAATAAGCCCTCAGCCGTTGTCTGAAGCTCCTCAGAAGTGGCAAGTCCTGCATCCTGTATTTCTTGCCTAACTTGCTCAGGTGTTGTACCAGGCTGAATGTTATTAACTAATTGTTCAAGCGCATTAATTGACTGTTGAACAGCATTTACATCGCTAATTGTTGCAAGATCTTCAATTTCTTCAGAAACAATAGTCCTTATTTCAGGAGGCAAATCATTAAGCCGTGTTTCTAAGGCTTCAATATCACTGCCTAGCTCAGATCTAATTGCTTGCTGTCCAGCTATAATCTCTTGTCTTTCTGTTTCTGCTGTTTCTAATCCTGTTTGTAGATCAGCCCTTACAGCATCTACAGCGGAATTTACAAGAACATCTACTTGCTCTTCTGATAGCGTTTCTGCTTGTGGCGCATTTTCAATAACGTTTTGAACAATAGCTCTGATTTCTTCTTGGGTGGCATTTGGGGGCAGGTTAGCTATTGCACTGGCAATAAACTCTTGTGTTTGACTAATTATTCTTTCTTCAGATTGTGTTATCTCTCCACGTATAGGCTCAAGATATTCACCAAGCAAATCAGAAAGTATTGATTCTTCTAAGCCTGTAGCCTCTTGAGTTGTATCAGTAAAGATGTTTTCTTCTGGAGGGACTTCTGCTTCTTCAGCTTCAGGAGTAACACCTTCAGGAACATTGATTGTTACTTGTGGTGCGCTACTTCCAGGATAGGGTTGCGTTTCGGTAGTCATTCCTTCAAGGATGTTAACTACGCCTTGTGCCGCGCCACTTGCTTCAAAAGCATCGCCTATGGTTTCAAGGAATTCAGGAAGACTGCGAGTAATTTCAGCTACTACAGGGTTGCCAGCTTCTGCAGCTTGAGTAAGAAAATCGCCAATAGCAACTGTACTGCCATCGGCTAGCTCAACCAAAATGCCGTTATAGGGAAGTTCAGTGCCGTCTGCTAACTGAACAGTATCTTGAGTAAGGTTATTCAGTGACTCTTTAATTTCATCAAAAACACCAGCATCAGATAGCTGATTGATAATTTCTGTGCTTAAGCCGGCAGAAATTGCAGAGTCTAAAGCCTCACCGAAATCTACTGTACCTGTAGATGCATATTGTGTTGCCGCATTTAATATTCCAGAAGACGTACCAGAGGCAAGTGTAGCGCTCATGCCTGCTTTGGTAAGCGCCTCAGTCAAAGCACCACCAGCAAAATAATTCATCGCTGTAAGAATGCCCGCTTTAACGTAGTCACCTACACCAGCATGGTCATCAACCTTTACGGTTTTTACGAACGCAGAGCCATTCCACTCAAACTTATCACCATCTTGGTTATAAGATATTGAATTAACGCCATACTTTTTTAACAGCGCTTGATTGGCTTCAGAATTAACCCAACGATCATAGGCAGACGACTGCTCCAACAAACGACGCTGCTCAAGCTCGGGCATGTCAGACGCAGCATCATCACCAAACTGAGTAAGATCCTCTCCTTCAAGAAGCATCAGTTCATCGTCAGTCAAACCGCCTTGGTAATCAGGCCAATCGCCAACATCATAATCACCCGATTGAATGAGTTGCTCACGCTCTGTCATGTAGCCCAAGTAATTACTAAAACTACCGAAAGCCTGTCGTAACATTCCAGAGCCTTCTTCGTTGAAGTACTCTTCTAGCTGATCTCGCGTAAATTCAACCGAATCTGCCCTGTTATAGAGAGCGGCAGGGTTGGCATCACCCATTTCATCGCCTCTAAAGAACGTAAAGGTAGTAATACCTTCAGGTTCAGGCGCAGGCTCCTTTGTATCTTGCAAAGGTTTAGGTGGTGCTAGTTCTGCTTCAGGCTCTGGTTCTGGAGCAGGAGCGGGTGCTGGAGCAGGTGGTTCGGCATTAGGATCAAACGGCCCAGTTTCGCCAGGCTGTGTTTTAGTTGGGTCACTGCTCGGTATACCACTCGGCCCAGTTTGAGGGGCTGGTGCAGGGGCTGGTGCAGGCGCAGGAACTGGTGTTGGCACCGGAGCGTTAGGATCAAATGGGCCAGACTCACCTGGCATTTGTTTGGGTGGTGAGCTAGGCGTACCGATAGGGCCTGTTTGTTTAGTAGTGGGTGCAGGCTTTGTAAGCATACCTACAGGCGCAACAGGTGTAGACGTAATGCGAAGACCCGCATTGACTACATCAGGATTACGACGAAGAAAATCTATAGCTTCGCCAAAACCAGGAAACTGTTGTGTGCCTACAAAGACTGCCATTACTTAGACCCCGACTTACTAGCACCAAAGTAAAAACTCACCACAGAAGACACGATGCCCCCGAGATAACCCAGCACCAAGTTAACGACATTGAGGTCGTTGTCATCAGCAGGCTGGAGAGTAACGAGCAAAACATAGCCGCCAAACAGCAAGATAGACAAAAGCGCAATCGCTCTTGCTGTCCAATCCTCTGAAAAAGATTCTCTCGCATGTTGTGTATCCTTTGTTTCTAAGGCAAATACATCAACTTCAAGCTCTTTCATCCTGACTTCAAAGTCAAGTTCAGCTTTTTTAATTTCGGCTAACTGTTCTGGAGTAGCCTGTTGTAAGGCTTTTTCGATCTTTTGGGGCGTAGGATCGCAACCCAGTACATCTGCCAGCATAGTGGCTGCCGCGCCCCCTACAGGGCCTCCTAGGGCGGCTCCAAGGGTGGGGGCAAGGTCACCAATTAATCCTTTAATGTTTTTAAAGTTCATGACAAATACTCCACTGCACCAAGGCAGGCGATAATAAATGGGTACATAGCCAGCAACATACGCTCAATCTTATTGAAACGCGCTTGACCTTGATCTAAACGCTTTTCCATCATTTCACGCATAAGCCTGCACTCAGCTTCATGTATTTCAATACGACGCAATGCTTCTTCTGCTGTATCCATTAGTTACCACCTAGTGGGTTGGTTGCATCTATAGCCATCCATAGATCATCCATATCCCGTTCAAATCGTTTGAGGCGCTCATCTAACGTGCTTAAAGAATCTAACTTACCAGACACACGCAGCTCTGTTTCAGATGATGTTTTTTCTACTGTGCTAATACGATCACGTATATCTAAGAGTTCCTGTTGAGCATCCATAATCTGCACTAAATTAGCACCTAACTCTGCAAGCTTGCCCTGTAGATTTTCTACATCAGCGGCTGTCATAGCTTGCTCCATGTTCGATAACTTTTTATCCATGTCCTGTAAGCGAATAGCATTAGCATCGCGCAGGTCGTCAAAACGTGTTGCCAGAGCGTCAGCCTGTGCCGTAGCCGCGATTACCGCTTCAGACTGCTCATTTAATTGTGCAAAAAACTGAGACGCCGCCCAGATTCCGCCACCAATAGTTGACCCAAACGTCATGACAATAGCGATCCAAACACCCTTGATGGACGTCCCGCCGACATTAACTTCTACATCTTCAAGAGCCACTGTTTAAACACTCCTGATAGTCAGGCGCAAACCAACAGCCGCCTTCAGGCGATTCAAGCCAAAAGTCCTGTGTTTCTGCGTTAATCAAAACATCTTCTGCCGTTACAAAATAGTTGCCTACCTGTAAACCTTGGATTGACTGACCGCCATCAAATGACACCCAAACTGCTGTTGTTTCTAAATCGAAAAACACAGAAGCCGCTTCTTCGTAGGTCACACGTAGATCAAATGCCATATCGTTTGCCTGATCTAACAGGTTTTCATCGTTGACTACCGCCATGTATGCAGCCGCTACTTGTATAGCTTCCTCAGTGTTAGATAGCGCGTCGTTGTATGCGTCTATTTCTTCATCCTGCAATGTCACATCATTTGCACCCATAAACTCCTGCAGAGCCATAGCTTCACGCTCATCAGGTGCAGACTGTGCGTCTTGTGCCATTTCGTTAACAGTGGCAACCATAATGATGGTCTGTGCAGCTTCGACATACGCATCGATCATTTCAGAGACCGTATCCATGGCTTGATCGGCTTGATCTT